TAAATGAATATTTTAAACTTATAGTAATTTTGTAACAAGTTATGGATGGAGCTCTTTTCAATTAGAATACAGCGCACTTTTCAATTAGTATCTACACCTATCCAGCAAGCTGACTTCAACGAAGGTGAAGGGGACTTCAAATGGGAAGACGGTCTATATCGGCCGAATGACTTGTTCCGTGTGAAAGTGCTCGGTATGTTCCCTAAAGTGGCGGAAGATGTGCTTATCCCCTACGAATGGATTGAAATCGCCAACGAGAATTGGAGGAAACTGCAAGAAGATGATTTTGTTCCAAAGAAAAGCTGCAAGATTGGTGTCGATGTTGCCGGCATGGGACGTGATGACAGTGTGCTGTGTCTAAGATATGGCAACTATGTCAGTGAGTTTGAAGCGCACCAGTCTGCTGGAACGGCAGACCACATGCACGTAGCCGGAATGATAACCAGATATCTTGACAAGAAGGGTGCGAAAGCATTTATTGATACTATCGGCGAAGGAGCAGGAGTGTTATCTCGGTTGCAGGAACTTGGGTACCCAAATGTGTATTCTTGTAAGTTCTCCGAGAGTGCACGTGGGCTGCATGATATAACAGGCGAATACACCTTCGCCAACATGAGGGCTTATCTGTTTTGGGCGGTACGTGACTGGCTTAATCCCAAAAATGGGTTTGGTGCCGCTCTCCCACCCTGTGATAAACTTATGGAAGAAGCAACGGAAACACATTGGGGATTTATGAGTAATGGCAGTATCATCATAGAAAAGAAAGAGGAGATTAAAAAACGTATCAAACGTTCTCCTGACTGGTTCGATTCCCTCGCCAATACATTCTTTCCGTGGGATTACTTGGCTGTCAGTGATGAGGATATTCTACGAAATATGTTGTGAGTTGCATAAATTGAAATACAGGAATTATGAAACAGCAAGATTTAAACCGTATGGCAATATTCTTAGGGCATAAATTGCCCATTCCGCAGGAAGAACATATTGCCGATACTATCAATAAGATAGAAGCGATATTGCAGAAAAAGAAAATAAACAAGTTTGTTAATGCTTCTGCCAAAGAAGGATATACTAAAGCATTGGAAATTCTTAAAAATAATGATGTCACTTTTAACAGATATGATGAGCTGAAAACTATACAGTCAAAATCCATAGCTGCCATCACCGTAGATTATTTGAGAGGAAAATGTGCACAAGAAATCCTTTGCAATATTCCTCTGAAATAGTTTTATTTTATTTGTTTTTCAAATAAAATGATTATATTTGCGACATAGCATTTGGTGCTAACGTGCTCCTTCACGTTACCGGGTAGTGCGTATTGTATTATCCGGTTTCTTTTTGGAGCAGTATTATGTGTAACTAACCACCGTATGAAGGAGTACGGAACTACATTATGAACACAATTAAAATTTTTGAGAATGAGCAATTCGGAAAGGTAAGAATTGCGATGAGTGAGAATAACGAACCTTTCTTTTGCTTAGCAGATGTATGCCAGATTTTGGATTTGATTCCCAGTAAGGTAGCGCAAAGATTAGATAAGGATGTACTTTCAAAGTATCCCCTTGAAACAGCCGGTGGAATCCAACAGGCAAATTTTGTTGATGAGGATGGTTTGTATGATACAATATTGGATAGTCGTAAGCCTGAAGCTAAAAAGTTCCGCAAATGGGTAACAAGCGAAGTGTTGCCACGTATCCGTAAGACAGGTGGCTACATCGCTACCAAAATGGACGACACTCCAGAAGAAATCATGGCACGTGCGCTTATTGTGGCACAAGAAACACTGAAACGAAAAGAACAGCGTCTTATAGAGGCTGAGCGGAAGATCCAAAAAGATGCTCCTAAAGTCCTTTTTGCTGATGCTGTCTCAACTTCACATCGCTCTTGTTTAATTGCTGAACTGGCTAAAATATTACAACAAAATGGGGTGAATATCGGTCAGAACCGTTTGTTTAGCTGGATGCGCGAGAATGGTTATCTTTGTCAAAAAGGTGACTACTGCAATCAGCCGACGCAGAAATCTATGAAATTGGGACTTTTTGAGCTGAAGCAAACCACCATCAACAAGCCGGATGGTACCATGCTTGTCACGACCATGACCAAAGTAACCGGCAAAGGACAAGTATATTTCGTGAATAAATTCCTATCCAAATAAAAAACAAGCGGTGCGAAGCTGCACCACACAACAGTATAACAATGGACGAAATTACCACAATCCTTGACAGTACAAGACCTGTTTCTGACATTATCAGTGATTTGAAAGAAAAATCAGTGGATGTGCCGGAATGGAGCAAGTCGCTGAAAGATTACGATCCCTCCAGACATAAAATCGTGACTGACAAACTGACCCGTAAGGACAAAATAAGATCTGATGGAAGAGTCGAGCCGGCTTCGCGTATTCATCTTGGTCTGGAGAAACTGCTTGTGAAACGTATTACGGAATTCGCTTTCGCTATTCCCGTCAGACGTGTCTACCATAATACGGAAGAAAATAAAAAACGCCAGCAGATAACCAAAGCTATTGAAGCAATCTATAAATATGCCCGTATAGATTCCGAAAACATCAAACGTGGCAATGCCTATTTCGCATCCTGTGAAATTTTCACCATCTGGTATGTGGTAGAGAGACCCAACACACTATACGGATTCAACAGCAAGTATAAGCTGAAATGCAAGACATACTCGCCGATGGACGGGGTTAGATTATATCCCTTGTTTGACGAGTGGGGAGACATGATCGCCATGTCCTTCGAATATAAGAAGAAGATAAAGGATAAGGAGTTCACTTTCTTTGAGACATATACCGCTGACCGTCATTACAAGTGGAAACAACAGGGGGAAGCCAGCTGGATTGCTGTTACAGATCCCGAAAGGATTATCCTCAAAAAGATTCCCGGAGTTTATGCATACCGCCCCGCTCCTATTTTTCATGGACTAGAGCATATCCGTGAGGAAATTGAATACACGCTCTCCCGTAACTCAGACGTGATAGCCTACAATTCCGCCCCCTTACTGAAAGTGACAGGCGAACTTGTCGGTGACGAGGACAAGGGAGAGGCCCGCAGATTGTTCCGTCTAAAGAATGGCGGTGACATAGCTTATGTTTCATGGACCCAGGCCATAGAAGCTCTGAAATATCATGTGGATACATTGCTCAAGCTTTTCTTCATGCAGGCCCAGATGCCAGACCTATCTTTCGAAAACATGAAAAGTCTTGGTAACATAGGTTTTGATGCCAGACAAATGATATTGTCTGACGCCCATCTGAAAATCGGGGATGAGTCAGGTGCCTGGATAGAGTTCTTTGAACGGGAGTGTAATGTCATCAAAGAATTTCTGAAAATGATGAATACTTCATGGGCTGATGAGATTGACAATATAGAAGTTGAGCATGTCATTACTCCGTTTATTCAGAATGATGAGGACGCGCTGATTAACAGATGTATGAAAGGGAATGGAGGCAAAGCGATATTCAGCCAGCTTGAATCCATCGAAATGGCAGGTTACTCCAATGATCCCAAAGGAACATTAAACCAGATTCAAAAAGAAGACAAAGCGGACCGACAGGCAAGGATGAACAACTTGTTTGAAGGTGCCGAATAGTAAATAACAAATATAGGAAATATGAAAAATATTGTATTTAAAGAACAAGAAGGCGTATTTGTCGCAGATTTCGCCTCTGAAGGCAATTGTGTAATTCAAATAGACAACGGAAATGTTGAACCGCTAAAAATCTACCGGCACATGCCTGAAATGGAACCAAGTGCCTATGATGCGATTCCACTTCACGGTCCTTATCAGCGGGTAATCGACCTTTGTGTACCTGTCGGGATGATGATTCGCATTGTCAGTGCTACCGCTGTTACTGCCGCTAAGATGATTGTATTACCTCAAGCGAGTGGTAATGGCTCATCCGTAACCGAGGCAACCGCCAGCGTTGATGCGAATGTAGGTACACCTTCTGTGGATGTAACAATGAAAGAAGGCAAGCTGAATTTCGCTTTTAAGAACCTCAAAGGGCAGAAAGGAGATACAGGTGTAGTTGGCACCAAAGGTGATAAAGGTGAACAGGGACAAACTGGGCCCAAAGGAGATAAAGGAGAACAAGGTGCTGCTGGAGCGAAAGGAGACAAAGGCGATGCCGGTGCAAAAATCAAATCAATAGCTTTGACTATCAAAGGTACAGTCATTACCGGCACAGCGACTCTGACCGATGACAGCACTGCCTCTATTACCGGTACATATACTCCTGGAGAATAATTAAATTACTACAGATATATGAAAAAGTATATTGGAACAAAACAGATTGAGGCAGAACCTATGACATTGGGTGAAGCTTGCAGTAAAGGCTTAGTAAAAAGTGAAATAGAAAAGAATGAGTCTTATAAACTGGGATATCACACTCGTACTGAATATGGCTATGAAAGTTGGTCACCCAAAAAACTGTTTGAAGAATCATATCGAGAAGTCAAGGAAGAAACTCCTATCTGTTTCGGTGATGCTATAGACGTTTTGAAACAAGGTGGCGCTATCCGTAGAAAGGGCTGGAACGACAAATGGGTATTTGTCATCAAGCAAATCCCAGCTCATATAGAAAGCGACATTATCCCCAAGATGCAATCTCTTCCGCAATCAGCAAAAGACCTTATTCTGAAAGGTAAGGGTTTCATTGACTATACTAGTCAATGCCTTATTTACAATGAGAACACCGGGCGTGCTGATTCATGGGTTCCGTCTATTAGCGATGTGTTTGCCGATGATTGGGAGATTGTTCAATAGCCTATCTGCCACATGTAAAAAGTGTAACGGGTGCGTTGGATGTCTGTAACGCTGGCGCACCTTGCTAAATAAGTAAATAGCATGAAAGTACCAATAGATAATATGACTTTCGCTGAAAGTGAATACCACAGAGGCAATAAGATATGGAATGCTCAAACACTTTATAATTTTGCGAAAGCAAAGGAGTACCCTGTACGTGATATGCCATTGTGGAATATAGACCTGACTGTTGAACCATTTGAGTGTAGTCAGCTTCATAGCTTCATCTTTCAATGCAAACGTGTTCGTGATTGTTCTTTAGACTACCCTATTATATTGGATGAAGTAGGACAAATAGCAGACGGATACCATAGATTATGCAAAGCTATCTTGGAAGGTAGGAAAACGATTAAGGCTATCAGGCTGCTGGAAATGCCGGCACCTGATAGAATTGAAGAATAACGCCATGTCAAAAAAGATGATACCCTCTAACATATCCTCATACCATTGCAAGGATTGTGTGCATTCGTATGACCGACATGAGAAGAACTTGAGAGGTGAGTTCTTCATGTGCCGTTGTCCATTTTTCACTACCAGCCGCTTTCTTAACCGTGACGTATGTGACAAGTTCAAGAAAAAAGTGAGCTAATCTTAAAAACAGAACAATCTTTTTTGTCTTACCCCACATGTTTTTTCTACCCACTCCAAAAAATAGCTTAAAAACAGAATAGTATGGCAAAACCAAACATTCCAAATCAGAAGAAGAAATATCAGGAACTCAACAGCCGGCTAAACAGATATGTTGCCCTTGTTGAGCAGATATACGATACTCTTAATCTGGAAGCCGCAAAGATTGCATTGAATACTGAATATGATGCCGACAGTGGTACTGTCTTCAAGTTTTCTGACTATCCGCAAACCAAGAAGTCTATTGCGGACATTCAAGCTCAGTTCGTAGATGATATTCGGTCTGTTATCTATCGTGGTACTTCTGATGAGTGGAAGAATAGCAATGAGGTACAAGATTTGATGGCTGACAAGGTTCTGAAAGCCTATACCGCCACTATTGATAAAGAAAAGTACAAAGTTCTCTATCAAACCAATTCTGATGCTTTGAAAGCATTTCAGAACCGCAGGGACAGAGGGTTTGATGTATCGGCTAAACTCTGGCAACAGTCCACCGTTTACAAGGAGGAACTGGAAGCCGCCATCTCCTGTGCTATTCAGAAAGGAACAAGTGCCGTTGCCCTAAGCAAGCAAATATCCAAACACCTCCTTGATTTTCCATCGCTCCAAAAAGACTACAAAGAGAAGTACGGAAGTGCAGAACATCTAAAAGATTGTGAATACCGTTCTATCCGGTTGGCTCGGTCTGAAATCAATATGGCTTACCGGACCGCCGAAAATGAGCGTTGGAAGCAAATGGACTTTGTGGTAGGTTATGAAATCAAACGCTCCGGAAGAGAGTTTCCTTGCACTGTATGCGAATCCCTTGCCGGGAAATATCCCAAGGATTTTACTTGGGTTGGTTGGCACCCGAATTGTTATTCCGATGACAGCGAAGTGCTTACAAACAGAGGGTGGAAACTGTTTAAAGATGTATTTGATGATGATTTGATATTGTCATTGAATCCTACTAACAGAACACCTGAGTGGGTAGAGTCTACGAATAGGCAGTGTTACCGATATAATGGTGACATGATACACTTTTTCAATAAATCATTGGACTGTTTGGTTACACCGGAACATAATATGGTTTATTTAAACAAGAATGATGGCAGGATAAAGAACTGCCAAGCTAAAGAGTACACAAAGGGGAAAGGGGCTTTTTATAGAGGATGCGAATATGAGTCAGAAGATGTTGCATTTTATGAGATAGACAACATCAAAATACCATTTGACCTGTTTTGTGAGTTTATGGGGTATTGGCTTTCAGACGGAAGTACAATGGGAAACGCCGGGGTTGTTATCTCCCAACAAGAAGGTGAGCCTGCACGGGACAGAATTGTAAACTGCGTGAAGCGTATCGGATTTGAGCCACATTTAGACAAGCAAAAAGTTGCATTTTATAGTACTCCAATAAGGAATTATCTGAAAATATTCGGCAAGTGTTCCCATAAATTTATACCATCTGCGATAAAGAATGCATCTGTCAGACAGATCAGAATATTTCTTAATGCCTTTATGCTTTGTGATGGATACAGGCGACCATGCAAATCTTTTGTAGGTAATCATGGAACAGAGTTTAAGTCAGACAAGGATGAAATCCTCTATTTTACCGTATCTGAACGTATGGCAGGGGATTTGTCTGAGCTTATTCTGAAATCCGGGAATCGTCCGTCCTTTTCAGTGAACAAGGCTGGAGTGTCGCACAAAAGCAACGGAAGTATCATAACTTCAAACTACGATTGTTATTCAATCCGTGAATGCTATTCCGTCACGGCGACAGTGTTCCATAAAGAGATTCAGCATTACGATGGGTTTGTATATGACCTTACTCTGGAGAAAAACCATATCATGTATATCCGTCGCAATGGGAAATGCTTTTGGGGGTCTAATTGCAGATGCTATAAAATTCCTATCCTCAAAACAGAAGAAGAATTTTGGGAATGGGACGGACGTAGTGAAGCAAGTACTGAAAGTGTGAACGAAGTGAAAGATGTGCCGAATAGTTTCAAGGTCTGGATAAACGATAATATTCATCGAGCTAAAAGCTGGGATAACTCCCCTTATTTCATTCGGGATAATGGGAAGTATATCCGTGAAGATTTCAAGGTAAATGTCTATAACAAGACAGAGAAAGCATTTGTGCGGAAACGTAGGACTAATCTTGCCATGAGCCGTGTGGAATATTACAACCGGACTTATCCAAATATCCCGGAAGTACAGCAGGCTGCTGTAAATGCCTACACACAGGCTGTAGGAGAAACCAACAAAGGAGCCACCAGCCGTGAAATTAATCGCAGGCTTCGCAATGGTACTGACGATGAGTATGTGGATGTGGCAAGTACATTGATAAGTCAGGCTCTTGCCAAACTCCCCAAACATGAAGGTGTTGTATATCGTGGTGAAACCATGAGCATGAAGAAGCTACAGGAACGTTTTCTGGACCGTATCGGTGACGTGGTTTCGGATAAAGGTTTTGTGTCTTCCAACCTGTATGAAGATACTCCAAGAAAGTTTGTTTCCCATGCCGGAGTACCTAAAAGCCATAAAAGGGTTATCTTTGAAATTCAGAGTAAAAATGGGCGAAATATTAGTAAAATATCGGAATTTAATGGTATCTTTACATTAGAAAACCAACATGAAATTATGTTCGATAGGCGGACGAAATTCTTGGTTAAAAAACGCAGAATAGAGGAAGATGGTATTTACAGAATTATTTTGATAGAGCAATGAAAAAGCAGAAGAAATACGAAATAATAAGTGAAACTGATAAAGTCGTTACTTTTAAGTATGATGGTGCAGAATGCAGCTATACAAAAGCTTGCTACTCTTCCATAGATGAAGTTATCAAAGAAATAGATGAAGAAAGGGTAAGAGAAAAGGAAGTAGACAAGCGTATCGCTTCCCAACGTGACACTATGACACCCGAAGAACGTGAGCGTCAGGATGAAGCCGACCGCGTGGTCTTTGAGCGTTGGCAGGATGAAGCTAACACCAATCTCTATTTGACCGGAGTGGTTGATGAAGATGAAGACCCGGATTTCAACCCGTTCAGAAAAAACAATGATTAGCCTTTGATTTTATCGTAAAAAAATTACGGAACTATCAAAATAATACGTATCTTTGCTATTGAATCAAGTTAAAATCAATATGCTAACAAAATTTGCAGTAACAAATTATAGAGGATTTGCCAATCGTATTGAGTGGGATTTATCCAATCCTGCCAATTATGAGTTTAACAGATCTGTGATTAAAGATGGTGTCATAAAGAATGGTATCATATATGGTCCAAATGGATCAGGCAAGACGAATTTTAGTTTGGCTATATTCGATATAGAGAATCATTTATCTCCGAAATGGAAGAAAATAGATTACTATGTGAATTTTATTTATGCAGGTAACAATGATGGAGTCGTCAAATTTGAATACACATTCAAATTTGACAATGACACAATAGATTACATATATGCCAAGAATGCTGCCGGAGTACTGGTAGAGGAAAGCTTTTTTGTAAATAGGATGAACATTTTTGAACGGAAGAATAATTTATTTCGTATTGACAAGCAACAGTTCCCTATGGACGAAAGTATAGAAAAGAACTTTCAGAGCAATGCCAACAATGTGTCTGTAATCAACTTCCTGCTTACATCTTATCCACTCAATTCAGAACATTATCTGATCAAACTCAACAGGTTTGTCAACTCCATGCTTTGGTTCAGGAATCTTGATGTCCGTGAATTTATTGGACTTGAAACAAATATAATAATGTTGGATGAGTTTATCATCACAAACAATCTACTTGATGATTTCTCCGATTTTTTACATAAAGTAAGCGGTCAGACTTTCCAGTTTATTGCACATAATATTACGGATAAGCAGATTCTTTGCCAAATAGATAAAAATGAAGTTCCATTTAGACTAGTAGCATCAACAGGTACACAGTCGTTACAATTATTGTATTTTTGGCTGAAACGTATGGATGAAGCCTCGTTTGTCTTTATAGATGAGTTTGATGCTTTCTATCATTTTCGCTTAGCTTTTGAGGTGTGCAAGCGGTTGTTTGCATTGGATTGTCAGATTTTCACATCGTCACATAACACATATTTGATGACGAATGACTTATTACGTCCAGACTGCAATTTTATACTAAACAATAACAAAATTAAGTGTTTGGCTGATTGTACGGACAAAGAATTGCGTTTTGGTCATAACATCGAAAAAATTTATCGCGCAGGAGCTTTTTATGATGAATAAGGAAAAAACGCTTTTTATCTTTGAGGGAGTTAAAACAGAAAGTAAACTCATAGAGAAATTAGAGCATAATTTCTTGGGCAAAACGAATTCCATAAAATGTGTATTTGATGCCGAGATATACCAATTATATCGTGCCATAAAAGAAGAAAAAGAGTTTTCAATAGATATAGTTTCCTTATTAAAAGAACGTACAGCAGAGAACGCTAAAATTCTAGAAAATTACACTCGAGACAGTTTTGCCTATATATATTTGTTTTTTGACTATGATGCTCATTCTACGTTGGCAGATGACAATAAAATAAAAGAAATGCTTTCTCTCTTCAATGACGAAACTGAAGAAGGAATGCTTTACATCAGTTATCCAATGGTGGAAGCCATACGACATTTCAAGGATTTAGAAAGCTTTAAGTCTTTGACAGTAAAATGCAAACGTAAGAATTGTCCATATAAAGAAGAATGTCATAACAAGGAAGAATGCTTGAAAGAACCTCATTACAAAAGTGTCGCTGCATCAGATAGCAGACCACAATTATCAAATGTAAATTCATATACAAAAACAGTTTGGCAAGAACTGATTACTGCCCATTTATGCAAAGCTAATGCTCTTGTCAATGATGCTTTTACTATGCCTACTTCTTTGATATCGCAGGAAGCTATCTTTTCAAAACAATTAGAAAAACACATTTGTCATAAATGCCCCGAAGTTGCAGTATTAAGCGCATTTCCTCTTTATGTACTGGATTATTTTGGATGCGAAAGAACCATCACGAAGTTAAACTCTTAATCAAAAATTTTGTTCTAATCTTTCAATCATTTTACTTATGATGAAGCAAAACGCTTATTCAGGATTTTGGGTTAGGGTCATTTATTGAATATCCCTAAAGGACTTGGACACGATGTAGCTTTTAAGGCTTAACATTTAAATCAACGCTTCTAATTAATATTAATATTGGAGGCGTTTTTTTTACTTCGCTTCGTATTACGTTTTTTCACTTGTTATAACGATATCTCATAAAAATTCAGTATATTTGTTACTATATCATCATGCACCGAATAGATGATACGATGTTCAGAATTAATCCGCCGCGACCAATATCCGGCTAATTCATATTTTAATGGCTCCGGCTTGCCGATTCCTGTATATGGGTACTCCGCGATATCTTTCAGCAAATCGGTTATCTTTTTCATGATAGCCTTATTACCTGATTTCTTCCAATATTCACGGTCTTTTTCCGCCTGTTCAAGGAAGATTTAAAACCAATCATGTCCACTTCAAAAATAATATTCGATGCAGCAGTTTCCGAATTAGAAAACTTTGGCACAACATCTTGACGGACTATTTTCCCAATCTCATCAGCCAAATCACCTGCTATTTGTTTGCAAATCTCGAAGTTTTTTACGAATATTGTATATTAATTATGTATCATCATTTTATATTAATAGCTTAATAAGCTTTAATTAATTAAATGTCAACAGTATACATAATCTGTCAAACATATTTTCAACTCTTTTAATTCATTAACAGGTTATGACCAAAGAAGAAACGTTACAGCTAAAAGGAATCGCCATTCTGATGATGTTATTTCTCCATCTTTTCAATACGACAGCCAATGTAGAACAATGCCAGACTTATATTTATTTTTGGAATGGGAAGCCGCTTGTATTAGCATTGAGCCGGGTGGCAGCCTTCTGTGTTCCAATATACATATTTCTCAGCGGATACGGACTTGCCATCACTTATAAACAAAATCAAAGAATCATGAGGTCATGGAACCGCATCTTCAATCTTTATATAAACTACCAGATCGTATTTTTACTATTCATTCCATTGGCCTGCTTCATAAGACCCCAAAATTATCCAGGAAACTTGACGGAATTTATTTGTAATTTTATTGCATTGGATTGCAGCTACAATAGAGAATGGTGGTTTTTTCTTCCTTATGTCTTGCTTGTTATTAGTTCCAAACATATATTCAACATTTTGGATAAGCTAGATCTCAAAACAACTCTTACAACCGTCACGGTGCTGTGCATATTATACATTATTATGTAGATACTAATTGAAAAGTGCGCCAATATTCCAGTTGAAAATTGCGCCACCATAGGATAAGTATAATGACCTT